TAAAAGTATATCAAGATTATTCTGGTAGTGCTACCCCTAGTAGGTTGAACCAAACATTTGATATTGGTTCTACATTTAGTATAGGCGACGGACCATCAGCAACTTTTGAATATGGTTCTGTTGGTGATACTAAAATTAAATTCGAGATTGATTACGATGTTTCGTATGAGTTTTGTAATAGCTTTAGTAGCCAAAACAGTTTTCAATATGATCTTTCAGCAACAAAGGTAACACCCGTATATAGTGTGGATGAAGCTGGATTCTTTGTTGATGTTGGTGGTGGACGAGTAAACTTTGCTTCTGCTGCTGTTGCTGGTACTGGTGGTGGAACGGTTGGTGCTGGTGGTTTAGGTGTTCAAAAAACCGGAACTCCTTCTGACAATCAAGTTGCAGTTTGGACAGGAATTAATAATATTGAGGGCACTACGGGTCTAACATTTGCTTCAAATACATTGTCGTCGGCCGGCAACCTTTTGATCAACGCCGGAGATGGATCAAATAGTACTCCCGCATTTTCGTTCAGTAGTGATTCAAATACAGGGATGTATCAACCAGCTAATAATGAAATTGGATTCGCTACGGATGGTGCCCACAGAGTTCGTATCGACTCCAGCGGTAACGTCGGTATCGGTACTACCTCACCCTCAGGCTTACTACATCTGGGACAAAGCAGTTCTGATGGGTTGTATTTTACAAGATCGGGATATGATACTTTCGAATTATCGTTGGCCTCCGATGGGATGAGGCTTTATAACATAACCGATACTCGAACAGATTTTTTTGTTGACGGTGATGGAAATGTGGGTATCGGAACGAATAGTCCTGACAACACGTTACACATCAAAAACCTAACTGACATCTCAATGGGCTCTAGCGCTACGGGTCAAGTCAAAATTCAAGGTAGTGGTTACAGTGCCGCTATCGCACTAGACGGTAGCAACATGAGCATCTACCACAACTCCCCATCACGGGGCCTTGTTCTAGGCACTAATGAGACTGCCCGACTGACGATTACAGGTGGTGGTAACGTCGGCATCGGTACTACAAGTCCACATGATAAATTGCACGTAGTTGGAAATGTTTTCATTGAAGACGGATCACCAGAAATTACGCTTGAAACAACCAGCGCGAGTCATAGAAATTGGCAAATAGCAGCTCAAGAAAACGTTTCTCAAGCTCTTGAAATAAGCGTTGGAAGTCAAGATAACGATGCATCGAATGATACATTCACTCCAGTAATAATTGCACTATATAATTCGACAGCTAATCGTGTAGGTATTAATGATACTGGTCCGAGCTACGAACTCGACGTAACCGGAACAATCAATGCTACGGTGGAAATTCAGGTGGAGTCGGATATACGATTAAAGAATGAATTACCATTTACAGTACAAGGATTGGAAGCAGTTGACAAACTACGTCCAATTAAGTATACTTTAAAGAGTGATGAAGATGAAACTCCAAAAGTACGTCTTGGTTTTTCTGCTCAAGAAGTACTAGAAATTATACCAGAAGTGGTCAGTACAGACGACGAAGGATATCACGCAGTGGCTTACCAAAAACTAGTACCTGTATTGGTCAAGGCAATACAAGAATTGACCGAAGAAGTAAGAGAATTAAAGAAGAATGTAGAGGGATAGGGGTATGGCCGACCGAAGATTAAAAAATATTGGTACTACTCAAATGGGAAAAAGCGGAACAGTTAAGTTGAGTGAAATCGGCAGAATTGGAAGCTCTCAGTCAGGAAATGATGGGTATGATCGCACTTATGTAAATGCTGCTAATGATTATAAACGAATGAATCCCTTTGAGATTGCAAATGGAAAGGCACCAGCTCCAACCGGATCTGGTGGAGGACTTCCCTCCCCACCATATAAATTGTCTAATTGGGGTCCATCTGGAGCGTCAGGAGAGGCATATACACAAAGAATGTCATCAAAAGATTATGCAAAACCAAGCGACGTTGATATAACAGATATTGTAACACCAACCGCTGCTGATAATGCTAGTTTTGAACTTAGTTTTACAATACCCGCGGGCTTTACAGATTTTGATACTCAAGGAGTTGATACGGACATCTTCAATAGAGTATACGCTCGAATTTGTTCTGACCAAGGTGATGGAGGTTCTGTGGGTGACGCGGGATCTACAGGATGTTCAGACGTTGCTGACGAAGATCCAGTGGACGATATTAATGGAGGAACAACACAAAATCTTGATAGCTCTCCAATTACAGTTACCAGTTTAACTCAAAATACGTGGTATGCTATAGCTTGTAGAATTGAGTGGGATGATACTGGAGTTCAAAGCATTGGTAGTTTTACTAATGTTAGTGATATGGGCACAGTTAAGTCCTCTCAAACTGAAACGTGTTGTAATGTTACACCCGATACTGGAGCAAATAGAATATTTTTTAAAACACCAGTGTGGGTTTGTCAAGTGGATAGTCTGGGTATTTCTACAACCAACATACTGGATGACGAAGATCCAAGCGAATTCGGTGGACGAGATGAAACCACTGATAGTAGATGTGAAGCCTGTTATAACTACAATGTAGTTTCGAATCGAGTTACTAGATATCGTGGAGTGACTACTGATCAGATAGGTAACTCTTCTATGAATTTATATACTAATTCCACCTGTACCACAGAAGACACAACCACAATATGGTTTTCTCCCGATGGAGATACGGCATATAAACTTGGAACATCAACTTCATTTGATTGTGAAACTAACTGTGCTCGTTAACATAGGTTATGTAATAATATGAGATGGCAAACTAATCTAGATTTTAGAGAATTACAACAATATATTTTAAACGAAGAAGAAAATGTGCTGATAAATGTTCTTGTTTTGAGTCAAGAATGTGAAAAACAAACAACATCTTTCGAATCATTTTTTAGGGATAAATTTACTGAACATACGAATGACTTAGATATTAACTTTAAATCAATAAAAATTTGTATCAAAGAAGAAGATATGCCATTTCCAATATTAATGACACCCTCTGTTTATTATTTTAAATCAAAAAATTCTAATTATATGTTTGTCAGACACGGAACAGACGTAGTACAAAATTTAGATAAAGATTTAAAAATTATAACCAAAATGTTGAATGGGATGTCTTATTATGATGCCTTGTATGATAATGAAAAAGATAAAAAGATTATCAAAAAAAATGAAGAATTATTAAATTCAGATAATACAAAATCAAAATATCCCAAAACTTCTAAGATGTTGAGGGGATTTGCGAAAGACTTGTGGGAATCTGCCAAGTATGCAGGAAAAGGTCTTCCTGTTTTGGTTTCTTCTGAAGTTGCTTCTGAACGATATTCTATTTGCAGAGAATGTCCTCAGTTAACAGATCAATATAGATGTATCGAATGTGGATGTTTTATGAGAAAGAAAGTTAATCTTGCTGCTTCTTCTTGTCCGATTGGAAAATGGGAAGCTGTGGTTTAATGAACTAACCGAACTATTTATTTACATATCAAAATTATACAAATTTAATTATGAAAAAAGTCGCGATATATACAGGAAGATTTCAGCCTTTTCACCAAGGACATTATAGCGCTTATCAACAACTCGTTGAAAAGTTCGGCGAAGAGAACGTATACATCGCCACCAGCGACCCAAAAGAAACAAGTGAGCGTGATCCTTTTGATTTTCATGGAAAGAAAGAAATCATGCACTCTATGTTTGATATTCCTTCAGAACGTATTGTTCAAGTCAAAAGCCCATATAGTCCAAAAGAAATTCTTTCGAAATATGATGAAAAAACCACTCAGTTTATTACAGCAGTAGGTGCAAAAGATGGTGAAAGACTGTCTGGTGGTAAATATTTTAGAAAATATGACTCTGAAGAAAAGGATGTCGTTCCATATAGTAAGGGTGGCTACTTTGTAACAGTTCCTAATTTTAAAGTTGATGGATCTGTAATGAGTGCAACTAAGATTAGAGATAAATTGGGTAACCCATCTATTAAGATGCAAGACAAAATTGACTTCTTTAAAAAATTATATGGAAAATTTGACCCAGCTGTGTTTAAAATGATGGCAGGTGGTATTGAAAGTGGATTGCAAAAGACAAAAGAAAGAGAAGCACAGAAAAAACAACAATCAACAGCGTCAAAAGGTGAGAAGCAGTCATCTAAACAAAAAGTTGATCGTGAAAAATTGATGAAACGAATAAGAAATCCACAAACAAGACGAGATATCTTGGTCAAGACCGCATTGAACTACGATAAAGAGCATCCTGCTTATAAATTAGCTAAAAAAATGTTCCAAACGGGAACCACCAATGAAATATTTGTCCCAGTACTAGTAGAAAACGCACTTATCAATCAATATAATTCTTTGGTTGATCAATATGTTACTGGTGAAGCTAAGAAAAAGGAATGTCGTATCGAACCAACGGATACCTACCAAGATATAGAACGTAAATGTAAGAAAGCATACCAACGTGGAGTATTTTACTACCCATTAGTCTATGCTCTCAGAACATCTAAGCAGGATGAGCCAGAAGATAGTCCAGAACCAGAAACCCCAGACACGCCAGAACCAACGGATTCTTCAGAACCAACTGACACACCAACTGATACTCCATCCGACACACCAGCAGATTCGTCAGAAGCTAAGTCGTCAGACGATGATATTGATCTCATATTACCAAGAGGTAAGATGCAAGTTCTAAAAGCAGAAGATGAAAATTATGATAGAGGATTATTGGTTAAACTTCTGGATGACGGTGGATATGATATGGCATATTGGTATGAAAAGCACGTTCCATATGAAATTGAAGTTTTGATTGATGGGGAATCTGTCAAAAAAGATGCCAAGATAGTTAGAATGAAATTCCATCCACAATTAGAAGATATGGAAGAGGATATTTCCGAAGCAAAAAGTTCTACGGAAAGGGTAAGGAAATATTATAAGAGACATCCTGAAAAGGTAAAACAATATCTTAGAAAAACCGTAAAAGATAGAGTGGCTAGAAATAGAGATCGTGCAAAAGCTATCAAAAAATATGGTAAAGAAAAGATGAAGAATCATGATGTCCATCATCCAAATGGACCACAAAATGGCAATTGGAGATTGGCGAAGAAAGATCATGGACCAGATAAGAAAAAGAAGAATGAGGTTGCATTATTTGAAGGTGGTGCTGCAGGACATATGGCACATCCGTATGAAGATATGGAACTCTCATTTGGTGAATATAAAGATATGATTTCAAAAGGTCTAGTTGGATCGCTCAGTGATGAAGCTCCAATGACAGAAAAACTAGACGGACAAAATATCGCATTCACGGTGATTGATGGTAAAATTAGATTTGCTAGAAATAAAGGACAAGTAAAAAATAAAGGACAAAACTCCTTGACAGTGAAGGGGATATTAGATAAATTTAAGGGTAGAGGTAGTATAGAAAGAGCATTTGTTGGTGCTGCTAAGGACTTACAACAAGCTATTTCTGGATTATCATCCGAAGAATTAGAAAAGATGTTTGATAATGGTAGTACATATATGTCTACTGAAATCATTTTACCAGATAGTCAGAACGTAATACCCTATGACAAGTCGGTATTGGTTTTTCACGGGAGTATTGAATATGATGAAGATGGTAATAAGATAGCGACTAGACCAGAAGATGCTACAATATTCAATGACCAATTAAAACAAACTGGACAACAAAAACAAAAAGTATTTGGAATTCAGGGACCACATACAATTTCATTTAGTGACGAAACTAGTGATGAATTAGAAGAAAAGACAATAGAATATCATAAACAGATTGATAAATTACGTGATGATATAGGAGCAGATGATAATACTCCAGTAGCAGAATATTATAAGCAGTGGTGGGAGAATGAAATAAAAGATGAATTGAGTAAGATTGGTGTTGAACCAGACGTTGACACATTAGATGGATTGGTTAATAGGTTTGCCTTTGATGACAAATCTATGAAAGCAAGAGATATCCAAGATCCTAAGATTAGAAAATGGTTGAGTCGATACCAAAAAGAAACTTTCCCACAAAAACAAAAGCAAGCTAGAGCACCATTTGAAATGCTATTTTTACGAGTAGGTAATGATAGCTTAACTAGAATTCAAGATTTCCTAAGTGCTAATAATCCTGCCGCAGTAGACGAATTAGAAAAAGAATTAGATAAAGTAAGGGATGCACTGAAGGGAGAGGATCTAGGAGATGCTGCAGAAAAATTAGAAAAAGAATTTGAAAGATTAAACCAACTTGGTATTGATAAGTTAGTTCCAAGTGAAGGATTAGTATTTGTTTATAATGGAAAACCATATAAATTTACCGGAGCATTTGCACCGATCAATCAAATATTAGGAACATTCAAGTTTGGAACACCAGCAGCTACTCAGGAACCGACTGCCGCACCAACAACTAGTGCGTCACCGGAGGGAGACAAAGAGTTTATTAAGAAATTCTACGGTGAAAGAATTAGAAATCCATTGACAGGAAAAGAAATCACCATACAATCAGCACTAACATATGACAAATCTCATCCTGCTTACAAATTAGCATTGAGATTCTTACAAGGAAAGCTCGGAAAAAAGGAATAGGTTATGAAGCAAAAAGATTTTAGCAGGGTTACTGAAAAAATTCGTAATCAGATGACCAAGTATGCTGACAAGGTAATTGTTGGTCAATACACAGGTGAAAAAGAACCACAAAGAAACGAAGGCGATGAATGGACTGATCGCGACGGTAAAATGTGGACAGTAAAAAACGGAATTAAACAATCCATAACTCTATTACAGGATGCAAAAACTCCATGGTGGTGTCCTGCTTGTGAAAAAGTAATGGACAGTAGAGATGTAAAGGCTTGGAGAGTTCATTTAAAATGTTTTGATTGCGTTGCAAAAGAAGAAACAAGATTAAAGTTAGATGGAAAGTGGGAAGATCATAGAGATAGAAGAGATATTGCAAGTCAAATTGACTATCTAAAAGATAGAATTGTAGAATTACAAGGATACCACGATACGCTTTCTACTCCAGAGATATATCATTTTGATGATCAAACTGGAACTGTACTAATGGTAGATAAGTATAAAATACCTCTTGATACAATAAGAGAAGATTTAACTATAGAAATAGAAAACATGACTACTGTTTTAGAGCAAAAAGAAACAGAATATAAAGAAAGGTTTGGGGAAAGAAATGGAATTTAGTAATATTTTAGTTCATCTTAGACGTAATTTAGTTGCGATTCCACTAATTTTAGGTGGTATGGTAGTTAGTTCATATTTAACTGGACTTTCTAAACAAGATGAAATTGATGCTTATATTGAAGAATATGAAGAATTTAGAGAGGAAGCGGTTCAAGCAAATAATTTTGCTGATAGTTTGAAAGTTGAAATAGCCGAAGCAGATTCAATAGCTGAAGAAGCAATAGAATTAGCTGAAGAATATGCTGAGGACATAGAAGAATTAGAACAAGAAACCGAAATCTTGAAAGAAGAAGTTGCATTGAAGGTTGAGGAATTGAATGAAGAAAGTACTATAGAAGAAGCATTAGAAGTTGTGGAAGATCAAAAGGTGATCATAGAACAACAAGATAGTACGTTAAGAATGAAAGATCAACAAATTGCTCAATTGTGGGTTTCCATAGAACAGAAGGATTATCAAATAAACCTGTTAACAGCATCTACGGATAGCTTACAAACTATAATAGCAAATATACCACCTCCCCCACCAAACCCAAATAAGTTCCTTGGATTTATTCCAAAGCCAACGAGAACACAAACATTTATTATTGGATCTATTGTGGGTGGTATTGCTGTCTATACGCTGACAGGATAGGGCCATGGCCGAAAATTTAAAAGATATAATTAAAAAAGAGTACATGAAATGTGCTCTTGATTGTGAGTATTTTTTAAAAAAATATTCGTATATTCAGGTGCCAAATAAAGGTCGCCAACTTTTTGATTTGTATGATTATCAAACCGAAACCCTTAATGCTTTTCACGATCACCGATATAACATTGTTTTAAAAGGTCGTCAGATTGGTATTTCCACACTAATTGCTGGCTATTCTCTTTGGAGAATGTTATTCAAGAAAGATGAACAAATCTTGGTCATCGCTATCAAACAGGAAGTAGCTAAAAATTTGGTGACCAAAGTAAAGTTTATGCACAGTCTCCTTCCAGTTTGGTTAAGGGGTAATCTTGTAGAAGACAATAAATTAACTCTAAGATTTGGTAATGGATCACAAATAAAAGCTACTGCTACAAGAGAAAGCGCTGGTCGTTCCGAAGCTCTATCATTATTGATTCTTGATGAGGCTGCTTTTATTGAAGGTGCCGACGAAATCTGGACATCTGCTCAGGCTACATTATCCACAACTGGTGGACAGGCAGTATTAATTTCAACTGCTAATGGTATGGGTAATTTTTTCCATAAAACATGGGTTGATTCTGAGGCCGGAGAAAATGATTTTAACAGAACATTGTTAGATTGGAGAGTACATCCAGATCGCGATGATGGTTGGGCAGAAGAACAAACTAGACAAATGGGTGAAATGAGATTTGCTCAAGAGCATGGAGCCTCATTTATATTTTCTGGTAATACTGTGGTTTCTCCTGAGATACTTGAATTTTACAAACAAACATATTTACAAGATCCACAACAAATTCGTGGTTTTGATAACAACCTATGGATTTGGTCACAACCAAATTATACTAAATCATATATTGTAGCTGCTGACGTTGCTCGTGGTGATGGTGCGGACTATTCAACATTCCATGTTATAGATGTTGAAGCATCAGAACAGGTAGCAGAATATAAAGGTAAGATAACACCCAAAGATTTTGGTAATCTTTTGGTTGCTGTTGCTACTGAATATAATGATGCAATTATAATTCCCGATAATAGTAATATCGGATGGACAACAATTCAACAAATCATTGATAGAAATTATCAGAATTTGTTTTATATGAGTAAAGATTTACAATATGTTGATACAATGAATCAAGTTACCGGACGATATTATTCAGAAGAAAAGAAAATGGTTCCCGGCTTTACAATTTCCCAAAAAACAAGACCACTATTGATTGCAAAACTTGAATCATATATGAGAGAACAATCAATTACAGTTCGTTCGGCTAGAATGATTACAGAATTGGAAACATTTATTTGGAAAAATGGTAGAGCAGAAGCATTAGATGGATATAACGATGATTTAACCTTGGCCCTTGCTATTGGATTGTGGGTTAGAGATACCGCTCTGAGATTAAGGCAAGAAGGAATAGAACTTAACAAACAAATGTTAAATAATATTTCCGGTCATCAGACAAAAGCTGTATTTACACCAAAAGACACTAGAAAGGATTCTTGGAAAATGGATATTGATGAACATCGCCAAGAAGATTTGACATGGTTACTAGGGTGATGTGAATACTTATATTAAATGACAGTTATTTTCACTTAAATTAATGGTAACTAATATGGACAGGAAAACTTTAATCTCTATTATTCAAGAAGAAATTGAAGATGCTATGCAAGAACGTAATCAAGTTCGTGAAGTTGATGTGGAGAAAACTGATTTAAAACGTAAAGCCAGATTTATTAAAGAAAGATATGGTAATCGTTGGAAATCCATTATGCACGCCGTTGTTAAAAATGAAGCATCTGAAAGATTAGATCCTGTCGGCGATGAAGATGAGGACATCGACAACGATGGTGATGTTGATTCTTCTGATAGATATCTTAGAAATAGAAGAAAAACAATCTCCAGAGCCATACAAGGTGAAGAAGAAATGACCGATTTCGAAATCAAAAAACGTGATAGGATTGTTGATCGGTTAATGAAACAAAAAGCTGACTTTAAAAAACGTTATGATGACGAATGGGAAACTGTATTATATGCTACAGCCACAAAAATTGCGATGGGTGATAGCGAAGATGAGGAGGAAGAATAATGCCTATTAGATTAGCAGGATTGGTTAACCTAAAACCACCCAGAGAAATAAGTGAAGATTATCCGGGCAGTGGAGAATTACCAAAAGAAACCTTACATGACGGAGCATCTAAGTCTGGATTAGATTGGGATGTTGATGAAAATGATAAGGAATTGGAAGTGAACTATCCCGAAGTTCAAGAAGAATCTACTGAAGAACAGGAAGAACTTGTTGAAATGTATGAGGGAGATGTTGACAACAGACCATTAAAGTCTTATATTATGTCTATCCATAAAATGGCCGCTGAACTTTATAACCAGTTAGACGAAACTGACGATCCCGAAGATTGGGTTATGGAAAGAGCTAAAAAATGTGATCATTTGCTTAATACAGTATATGGTCATGTTTCTTATGCTAAAAATAAAGTCGAAGAACTAGATATGGAAGTTCGCGACAGTATGGACGAAAAGGGTTGGTAATTACTGAAAACTGGACAAAGATATGGCAGACACATCGATATTTTCACGATTAAGAAGATTATTTTCAACACAAGCTGTTGTTAGAAATATTGGTGGTAAGAAATTAAAAGTTTCTGATACATCAAAAACACAAGCACATGGTTCGAGAAATCTTATTGATCGGTATAATAGGGTTTACAATGCGGGTCAATATGGATATTCCGCTCAAAGTAATTATGATATGTATTCTAGCTTTCAACAATCTAGATTACAATTATTTCGTGATTACGATTTGATGGACAATGATCCAATTGTTGCTTCTGTACTTGATATCTATGCTGATGAATCTACAGTAAAAAATGAATACGGAGAAATTTTATCCGTAAAATCTAACAATGACCAAATTCAGGAAATTTTATATAATTTATTTTATGACATTTTGAATCTAGAATTTAATCTTTGGCCATGGGCACGTAATATGTGTAAGTATGGAGATTTTTATCTATACTTAATGATCAATCCAGAACATGGTGTGACAAACGTAGTACCACTTTCTGTATATGAAACCAGTAGAATTGAAGGTGACCAAGAATCTGGTGAACCGTTTGTTGTTACATTCGCAACAGATAATGAATATTCATTTACGGGTAAGAAAAACTTTGACAATTATGAGATAGCTCACTTTAGATTACTATCCGATTCTAATTTCTTACCATATGGAAAGTCCATGATTGAAAATGGCCGTCGTATCCATAAACAATTGAAATTAATGGAAGACGCCATGTTAATTCACAGAATTACACGTGCTCCAGATAAGCGTGTATTCAAGGTAGATGTAGGTAATATTCCACCGAACGAAATTGATAGCTATATGGAAAGAATCGTTAATGGTGTAAAACGATCTCCGCTGGTTAATCAAACCACTGGTGAATATAACATGAAATACAATATGCAAAACATATTGGAAGATTTCTATTTTCCAGTTCGTGGTAAAGATAGTGGTACAGAGGTAAATAATTTATCTGGTATGTCATTCAATGCTATTGAGGATGTTGATTATCTTCTTCATAAGCTGATGGCAGCATTTAAAGTTCCGAAATCATTCATAGGATATGAAGAGGATACTAGTGGTAAGGCTACATTAGCCGCACAGGATGTTCGTTTTGCTAGAACCATTGAAAGAATTCAAAGAATTCTGGTCAGTGAGTTAAACAAAATTGCAATCGTTCACCTTTATACACTTGGATACCGTGATCATGAGTTGGTAGATTTCAGTCTATCTCTAACAAACCCATCTATGGTTTATGAATTAGAGAAAATTGGATTGTGGAAAGAGAAAGCAAGTCTTGCTGATCAACTGGCTCAGGGTAAATTCATGTCCCGTGATTGGATTTATAAAAACATTTTTGGTATTTCCGAAGAAGATGTCATCATCGAACAGTCAAATGTTATTGATGATGCTAAATACGAGGGACAAATTCAGAAAACTACACAGGACACCATTAATCCACCACCCCCACCCGCACCAGAGGGTGAGGTTGGAGCAGGTGAACCCGTAGCAGAAAATGATTTGGACCCAACAGACAACATCTATGGTGCAGAAAAAAGTTTAGATGATGTCGATAAACTAACTGGAAATAAAAAAATGGGTAGACCACCCGAAGGTCACAAATATAAAAGTGACAAAGATAAATTGGGTAGAGATCCACTTGGATATAAAGAAATTTTAGCTGCTATGGATGTGCTTCCAAAGAATAAGAAAAACGCACAATCTTTCGTAACTCCAGATTTAAAAGAGGCTTTGAAAGATTTAGATAGCAATTTAGGTATGGTTGATAATGGATTACTAAAAGATTAGTTGTTTTTCGCCCAATACATGATATTTAATATATAGACTTAGTGTAGGAATCATATGAATATAAAACACAGTAAGTACAAGAATACCGGAATTCTTTTTGAGCTATTAACCAAACAGATAGCATCTGACGTTCTTTCTGGTATTGGTATAAAAAATTCCAAGTCCATTTATATTGTTGAGAAGTATTTTAATAAGAAAATGGAGTTGGGAAAGGAACTAGTTCTTTATCGCTCATTTTTTAGTGGTAAGAAGTTAAGTGAAACTAAGTCTTTAGATTATATTGCTGTGGTAACAGAACAAAGAAAGAAGTTAAATACTAAAAAGTTAAAAGAAGAGAAGTATAATTTAATCAAAGAAATTAAAGAGAACTATGATTTAGGTAACTTTTTATCAAACCGTGTTCCTTCGTATAAAATTTATGCTTCCGTTTATAAGATTTTTGAGTGTTCACAACAGGGATATACATTTGAAAATGTTCAAGAACTGAGTGAAGCAAAATATACTTTAGTTGAATATCTTTGTGGTGAAATTCAGAATAAAAATATTGTGATTGAGAGCGAAGTAATAAATACGTTAAAAGAACAAGAGGAAGATTTAAGATTATTGACCTATAAGATAATTTTGGAAAAGTTTAACAAAAAATATAAAAACTTAAATGATAACCAGATTAATTTATTGAAAGAGTTTTTAAACAATGGATCTGATAGACATTATTTGCTATCACTGACAAAGGAACAATCTAAAAACTTAGTTCATTCACTAGAAAGAAAAATCAAAAGTGTAAAAAATGAAGTTCATGTAATTAAAATAACAGAAGTCATTAATCAATTAAGAAACTTTGAAACTCTTACTAACGTTAAAAATAACTATTTGACCGCTTTGATGATCGGTTACGAATTGGATGGTCAATTAAACAATTTTCAACAAAATGACTGAGGAGCAATTTAGGGAATTAGTTAGAGAGATTGTAAGAGAGACAATGGATGAGATGTCTACAACAGGAAGTGTTGCTGGATACTTAACACCTTTTGCATTTAGGGGTGATAAGAGAAAGAATAAAGAGTTAATTAAAAAGATAGCACAGAAAGCTGGTTGGAAACTCGTTAAAGATGTAAAAAATGTAAATGAAGCGGCTTCCCGATACCACAGTTTTAAGAATAATCAAGAGAAAACATCTCGCCAAAAGATTGGTTTATCTATACGAGAAGCTAAAAAGGCTATACGAGAGATAGATCATCAGTTAAAAATATTAACAAAATATAAAAATGAGTTTCAATATAGTACAGATCATTATTGGAAAAGAACTTTACGAGATATTTATAATATTGAGGAGAGATTGGTTAAGATTTCTCAAAAACTAAGAGAGTTAAAAACATGAATCAAGAGCAGACGCTTCTAGTAGAACAAAATTTTATTACTTATAATAATGATATCATTAAAGAAGCACGTGATATCAGTAAAACATTGGTATTACGAAATGTCGTTCTACAAAGAGCTAATGCTAAAAACCAAAATGGTCGTGTTTATCCAAGAGAAATTTTAATGAAAGAGGTTTCTCGCTATAGAAAAGAATTCGTTCAAGAGAATAGAGCACTTGGAGAATTAGATCACCCCGAAAGTCCTATTGTTAATCTTAGAAATGTTTGTGCAAATGTAACTCGTATAGATGTTAAGGGAGATGATGTCGTTGGTGATATGCAAATTCTATCAACTCCTTCTGGAAACATTGTTCGTGAATTGGTAAAGAACAACATTCGACTTGGTGTAAGTAGTCGTGGTGTTGGATCAGTCAAAAGTATGGATGAAAATACTCTAGAAGTACAGGACGACTATAGTCTTATTTGTTTTGATGTGGTTTCTAACCCATCCACACACGGTGCATTTATCAATGAGTCGCTATCCCCCGCCTCACAATTTTTAATTAATATAGATACCTTAGTTTACGATTTCTTAGCTGAAATACGATGACCAAAAGTGAGGTATTGGTACGACTGAGATCCCTTGATGAAGGATCATACACTAGAAAAATATTAGATAAGCTAGGAGATCGTGCTCTAGATAAATTAGCTGAGTTCATTTCATCAGATTCAAACTTTGAAATCAAAAAATTCTTTGATACACACAAACAATTACAAGAATTTGAGAAGATTGAACTACAATTACGTCAGATGGCCGAAGATAGAACTTCCGGCGACCTAAACGGACAACGAATTGACGGATTTTCTGCCTATATGGTATCTAAAGTACTTGATAATCTGGATTTGAGTCAAAAAAAGGCTCTGTTATCTAGACCAACAAACGAAATTGTCGCTATCGCATATAAATTAGCATCAAGAACTGAGTTTTGAGATGGATAGTCACGATAAACAAGAACTAGATACCATTATCAAATCATTTGATCCCCAAAAAAGCCTAAATCAAAAAATATGGGATGGTAAAAAGCTAGATCCAAGAATTAGAAAGGTATTATTGAAGGTAGCTGGTCATTTTATTAGTGGTTGGAACCTAAAAAACACCCCAAAGATCAAAGACATCAGATTTACTGGTAGTTTAGCTAATTTTACATGGTCAGATTTTTCTGATATTGATCTTCACATTATTGTAGACTTCGGTGAGGTCGATGATAATGAAGAATTGGTAGAAAGATTCTTTTCTCTAGCGAAATACTACTGGAACACAAAACATGATGTAAAAATTCATGATTATGAAATAGAAGTGTATGTGGAGAATGCTGGAGAAGATCATACCGCTACGGGATTGTTTTCAGTAAAATATGATAAGTGGTTAAAAGAGCCACAAGAAACCGATGCAGATTATGATGAAAAGGATATTATAGTAAAAGCTAAATACTTTTTCAATGTTTATGACATCATGTTAAGTAAATTCAAAAAAGAAGAATATGATGATGTTATTGCCGGAATCAAAAAAACAAAAGAAAAAATTAGAAGAATGAGAAGTAGTGGACTTTCCAAGGATGGGGAGTTCTCCACAGAAAACCTTGCTTTTAAGGTCTTAAGAAGATCTGATTTATTAGGAAAAATGAATGACTTACTTCTTAAAGCTACAGATAAAAAATTATCTGAAAGTAAAAAAACACGAAATCGATGAACTGATTAAGATTGGTTAGGTAACCAAAAGGAATGACTTATGTATGTAAAAGTTACGGGTAACACAGACGCAGATGTCCAGAGGGCAATTCGTACATTTAACAAAAAAGTTAAAGAGGCGGGGATAATTCAGGAGATTTATAACCGTCGTGAATATGTAAAACCCTCCGTAAAACGTAAACTAAAAAAAGAACAAGCCATCCGTCGCCGCATCCAAGAAGAGAAGCGCGAACAAAACCGAAGAAAATACAATAACAACTAATGTTTTCAAAAAATAGATACTACTTATTATAAGATTACACCTATTTTTAGGTGATTTTTGCATTTCTATAAACCAAGTAAAGATTCCTAATAATCTTTTTTATGTAAAGCGAGGTCCATACAATGGCAGAATTTACTAATGATTTACTCAAGCAAGCAATTGCTGATGCAGAGCGTGTCCGTGAGACAGCTATTGCTAACGCAAAGATTCAGCTTGAGGAGTCAATCACACCTACCATTAAGCAAGAGATTGCAAATGCTCTTAAGCAGGTAGATGAGGTTGACGAAGCACACGATCCCCACAAAGGTCAAGATGCTCATGGCTATGCTAAAGTTGGTGAGTCAGTTGAAGCAGAGTCAGAAGAAGTTGTATCTGAAGCCGAAGAAGAGGTTTCAGAAGAAGTTGTAACTGAAGCCGAAGAAACAGAAGAAGAGGTTTCAGAAGAAGTCGTAGCTGAAGGCGATGAAGATGAAGAAGGTGAG